CCTTAAAACTCCCCTTTAAACAGGGATTTAACCTGCTAACTAACCTTATTCAAAACCATCGTAAATGCAATCTAAATAGTCCAAAGACGGAACTTCTCCATGCCAGTCTAAGAACAAATTTCTAAACCATTCACGATTGGACGAACGATGGTACAACAAAGGATATGCTTTGGATAAATCTGTTAACACGTTCGGATCTGCGTGTAATAAATTATACGCATGCTTACCGTGATAAACAGGCTCCACTAGCATACCATCGAATCTGAAACCAGCAAACTCCACTTCATCTCCTGCCTGTTTAACGATGCAATACTTGGATAAAGTAGCCAAGTACTCATCTAGGAGAGGTGGGGCTTGCTGTAATGTGTCATCCCCCATTGAGAACAAAACACCAATCGGTTGATTAGTCTCTAAGCAAACTCTAATGTGCAGAAGACTCTGCATCATAGAGTTGTCCGATATTGTATTGACACATCCAGATTTCTGTACTCCCGGTCGTTTTTGCTTGAGAAGAAAACCACCGCTGGTTATAAAGATAGGATTACCAAAAAGCTGTTGATATCGCATAACAGCTAACTTGGACCACCTGTCCCTAACTTCCCCCCTGGTTCTACACAACCCTAACCTGGCTTCCAAAACTAAATCGAAAAGCCACGGTCTAACCGTCCAATCCCAGGAAGATTTATCGATGGCTAGCCAGCTACCACCCTTAGGCATAGCCTTCCAACCGCCACCGATGAAGGACCAACCCACCTTTGAAGGTAGGTAAGGCCAACCAGCGATAAGTTTATCATTCATCTCCCCAAACAACATGTGATCAATTAATTGATCAGCTAGAGAAACAGAACTGATCAACCTATACCTCTTAAGAGATATTTTCTTAAGAGAATGAGGTTCTGGTTTTACAAAAATTTTTATTGGATCTGGTCCAGATCCTCCAAGTTTTTGTCTAACAATTTCCCACATTCTATCTATCTTCTGTGGATCAAAAACATCACTGTTCTTGTAACACAAAAGCTGTCTATTAGTGGTACTTCCCCTCATATAAGGGTATCCAGGATTACTGGAGAGATCGACTCTTTTAATAGCTCTAATAAAGGCTTCTTTGGAGTCGAAATCTTCCTGCAAGTCCCATCTGGCATCCTTATGTAGGTCGATAAAGTTCTGTAAAATCTTAGTCCGTAAAGAAAAGCTTAAGTCCCGTTCACATAATCCATTGGCTAACTCTGAATGGTAAGCCAATGAATTTAATTCTGCATAATGTCCAAATTTTGGCCATTCATATTCTGCGCTAAGTCTCTCAAGAGTTTTAACATAGCGCTTTGGGATTTGAGCATTTCGGACTGGAACTCCAGCTGCGACGTTAAGGGGTCCTTCTCGCCCGATAAATTCAAAGTTGTTTTTGAGGATCTCGAGTCTTTCTTCTGAGATCCCTTCTTCCCTAAAAAACCATTCTTATCTACTTTTACCACAGTTTTAAAATCTGCTGGTATAGCAGATTCACCAACCAAAGTCACTTTTTCTGTTTTCTTATTAAAAGCAACCTTAGGCAAACACGTGTTCCTGTGGTTTAGAAGAGTTAGCTGGGTCCTGCAAGTTATTCCACAACGATCGCAAGTTGGTCTCTCTGGATGCGACAACAAATGCCTTTCCAGTTTTTCCTTAGTCTTACAAACCGTGGAACATTTCTCACAAGGCCAACACTCCTCCTCTCTACCATGAAACGTTTTCATGTGTTTGGCAATTTGGTTGGTTACGGCTCCGCAGATTTCACATTTGTCCACTTGAAAGACTTTTTGTTCTAGTCTTTTTATGCGCAAATGTAAATTCGTTAGGGTTCCATCCTCGGTATTGGCGATTCTGTCCTCCAACTCCAAACGCCTCGTTGGTTTAGCATCTGTGGTTCTCTGAACAAAAACGTCAATATCTGAGTCTGAATCGATTATGCCTTGTGGAGTGATCCTAACTTTCATTGGCGACCGAGGATTCTTACCTACGTTGAAACTCTCTCCATAAGTTTCAGCGAAATCATCATCATAATCCATCATAGCAGCCCAACCTTGTTCAGGAGGGTTGTACTTGTCACCATGTTTAGCTCGAGCGTTCAAAAGTCTGTTTTCTTTTTCTTCGACATATTTATCAAAAATATCATCGTGCCAGACTTTATCTATATCTGGCATCCACTGCATATCAATATTACTACTGATTGAAGTGGCTGCCACTGCTTCTCCTTTCATTATCTTACTAAGCTCCTTCAGAACTACGACTGTCGAAATAGCTGAATTGTGTTCTCCTACAACACCGCAATGCACTGCATGAACCATGTTGTTTGAGACATAAGCAGCTCCAGACATGCCGGGAACTGTAGAAGCTGTATAAGTATAAAAGAAAGGTATCGCGCATTTTCTGAGCAATCCTGTCGTTTGTCCTTCATTGCCAGTAACAGTGGCCATAGCGGCCAATGCCAATGACTCCTTCGCCAGGTTTGCTCTCGTTACTCCTAAGCTAGCCCATACAGTTGAACTTATGGGCAAATAAGCCAGATCAGAAACATAATCCGAAATTATCCTCTGTCCAATGGAAACTTGTATTTTTCCATTTTTCTTCAACAGAAGATCATTTCCAACTTCATTTATAACGTGAGATGGAACTACGAGGAAATCATTTACTCGTATTCCAAAACCCACGTGGACATCCCTAAGCAAGCCAGCTTTCAATATAGCCACTTGGTATTTAGGGATGTCTCCCTTGACGAAATGGGACCCCTCAACCATTGCTTCAAATTTGATACCTCTCAAAGACATTAACGTCTTTCGGCTCTTTTTAAAAAACAGCCAAAGCGTCAAAATAGACAGCAAAGCGGAAATTAACATCAGCACAAAAGTCTCCGCATCAAAATATTGTGTCGCCACCAAGAGTTGATTATAGATGAAACACAATTGTTTCCGAAAAACTGGAAACCAAACTTTCATCTTTTCCTCCATTTTCAACTCTTCAGCTCTCCGGTCTAAGTATTTAGTAATACTAATATAAAGCCATAAATGGACTATGGCTAACCAGGATCTCCAAGTGATTACACAAATTCTCTTCATTTTAGCGAAGAGATTCAACTCCTTATCATCCAAGATTGGTTGTTGAACCAGCAATTCCTCTTGTTCGAAATTGTTCTCTTGTGGTTGAGGTTCCATATTAACAAGTTATTTTAAAATTTTTAAGTAAAACAGCGTAAAAAAAGCGGGGAAAACTCTTTTT